CGCTCTCCGGGGCTATCACGCACAAGGATGTCAGAGTCTTTCATCTGGACGCCTCGAAGAATCCGTACCTGAAGGCGGACGACAATTCCCGGTTCACTATCGCGATGGATAAGGAAGAGATCGAGATCCGCGAGGAAGGTAAATATGTTGCTCGAAGTGGTCTTGTCTTCCCAGAATTCGATACCGCAATTCACGTCGTGCCACCACGAGAAGAGTTTCCTCGTGGTGCTCTCTTCTACACCTCTACGGATCATGGCTGGCGAAATCCCACCGCTTGGCTCTGGCACTATGTGGAGTCAAATGGAGACATTCACACCTTTGGAGAGCACTACGGCATTTTCACGACTGTAGCGGAGCACGCGCACGTCGTGAAAGAGAAAGAATACGCCTGGGCCAAGGACAGCCCTATGCGATTCCGGCGCGACGACATCATTCGTACAGGCGATCCGGCCATGAAGCAGACCTCGGGGATCACTGGCACGAACATCATCCAGGAGTACAGCCTGAATGGTCTGGATATCGGTGTCGAAGGCGTGCCGAAGGATGTGTCGATCGGCATCGAGAAGATGCAGCAGTACTTCCGTATCCGCAAGGACGGGACCCCGCGTTGGACAATCTCATCGAACTGCATCAACCTGATTCGCGAGCTTCGCAAGCTCCGCTGGGAGACGTACGAGAGCCAGAAGCTCGCGTACAGCAAGAACAAGAAAGAGGAAGTCCACAAGAAAGACGACCATGCGTTTGACAGCGCCCGATACTTCGCGACGCTCATGCCTAATCCCACTCCTGATACGACACAGGGTAAGCATGAGCGTCGCGAATCCTTGAGCTACGAGGAACAACTCGTGAAGCTCGCCAACGACCCTACTGTAGAGTTCTATGACGATACTCTCCACCGAGGGGACGATGAGTACGGCTACGAAGTCGAGTACCAGATGGAGGATCTCTAATGGCTGTAGAAGGCTCGAAATTTACAATGACCGACGCTCCCGCGTTGGCCCCAGGAGCTGATTTTATTACGAAGACCAGTGTCGGCCCGTTCGTGGACACTGGCTATGATGTCCCGTTCGAGGAGTGGCGTGCCGGGAGCCGGATCTATCTGGCAGTGAGCACTGTCCGGGAGATCGCAGACGTGGCAGGGCTCTTTGACACGGAACCGTCAACAGAGGCGGAAGAGGCGTACCGACGTGGTTTCGCTGACGGGCTTGAACAAATCATGGGAGCGGAAGATGTCGTCAACGCTGTGGATCGTCTTGGGTATATCGCTGATCTTATTGCTCAGTACGGTCGTGGTAGTGGTTCTAGTGCTGATGGTGAAGTGGCAGCGCCAGCAGGAGGAGAGGCAGACGGAGGGGCTGAAGCTCCTGAATCAAAACAACCGAGGGCAGCTCGAACTGCTCGACAAAACGGTAGCTCTGCTCGCAAGTCGGGACACACTGGCGTACCAGCAGATTCAAGTGATGGGAGCCTCCTCGGGGTATGATGACGCCCAAGCGTACGATCCCTCGGATGCTGGCGAGATAGAGCGGATCAAGCACGAATCGCCCCTGTCGGCTGACCAAGGAGATTTGACGGACTATGAGCAGCAGATCAGCGCCGAGTTCGGCATCGACAGCAGCTACCTCGGCACCAACTAACGTCCCTCTGGACCCTACGCTCGATATCGCCAAGTTCGCTGACTCCAAAGAGGGGCAGGCTCTGGCCTCGTGGGTCCAGAAAGAGTACACCAAGGCTAAGCAGGCTCGGAGCAGCAAGCAGCTCCAGTGGTACACGAATATGGCGTTCTTTTTCGGGAAGCAGTATGTCGAGCGGATGGTGGGCAGTGCGCTCGGGGTGCATGACAAGCTCGTAACGCCGAAGAAACCGTACTACCAGCAGAGGCGCACCATCAACCGCGTGCGCTCTGTCGTTCGCAGTGAGATCTCCCGGTTCATGGCAACGTCTCCGAATGTGGTCGGTGTGCCGGCGTCCGCCGACGACGAGGATGTGCGTGCTGCATTCTCCGCAGAGCAGGCATGGCGCTCGATTGAGAGTGATCAGAAGCTCAAGGTGCATTTCGGTCGCGCCGCGTGGTGGATGTCGGTGACGGGGAACGGTTTCATCAAGCAGTGGTGGGACCAGGAATCGTACGATAAGACCTCGCAGCAGCCGGGATGCATCAAGTACAGCGCGATCACGCCATTTCACCTCTTCATCCCGGATCTCCGTGAGCCCGAAATGGAGGATCAGCCCTACGTCATCCAGGCGCAAGTCCGCCCGGTGGCGTGGTGCGAAATGGCGTTCAGGAAAGAGCTGGCAGGGCGCAAGATCAAGCCCTCCACGGCCAGTGGCAATCAGATCCTCGATGACGGGCACTTGAATCTCTCCGCTGACGCGCGGGTGCTGGACTCCTGTGTCGTCTACGAGGCGTGGGTCAAGCCGGGGGCGACAGCGATGATGCCCAATGGCGGTGTCATCATCACGATCGACGGTCGGATCATGCGGTACTACGGTGACGGCTTCCCGTACGACCATGGACAGTTCCCATTCACGAAGTTCGAGCATATTCCATCCGCCACGTTCTACGCGGACAGCCCCCTCACCGATGTCATCCCGATCCAGCAGGACTACAACCGGATCTCCAGTCAGGTTTTGGAGTCGGCTATCCGCATGGGCCGGCCACAGCTCCTTGTGCAGAAGGGCTCGGTGACCACGAGCAAGATCACGAACGAGATCGGCCAGATGATCGAGTACCGGGTTGGTGCCCAGCCGCCCACGCCGCTCGCGCCGGCGAATGTACCAGCCTATGTGTTGCAGTCCCTTGACCGCGCCTTGGCCGACATTGAGGACATCACCGGCCAGCATGACGTGACTCGTGGGCAGGCTCCGAGTGGCGTGACCGCTGGCACAGCGATCAACTACTTGCAGGAGAAGGATAACCAATTCCTCTCCCCGGAATATGCCTCCATCGAGTCAGGCTGGGAGAAAATCGCCAGCCAGTCCGTGCAGCTTTTCGTGCAGTTCGTAGACATCAAGCGCAAGATCAAGACCATCGGCGCAGACCAGGCGTTCGACACGATCATGCTCTCGGGAGCGGACCTGAGGAATGGCACGGACGTTCGTGTCGAACCGGGCTCCAGCGTCGGGGAGTCTCAGGCTGCCAAGCGCGCGCAGATCATGGACATGTGGAACGCGGGGCTCATCACTGATCCCAACATGGCGTTCCGGCTCATGGAGGTCGGTGGGGAGCAACGCGCTCTCGACATCCTCAACGCGGCTGAGAAGAAAGCACAGCGCGAGAACATCAAGATGAAGATGCTCAAGCCACAGGACATCCAGATGTACCACGACCAGTGGCAGCAACAGCAGATGATGCAGCAGCAGCAACAGCAGATGATGCAGACGCTCAGCGGCATCCAGCAGTCCATCGCCGGACCCTCGGCAGTGGACCCTATGGCCGGTGCGATGGGCGGGCAGCCTCCCGTTGACAACGGTATGTCAATGCCTCCGGGTGGGCCTCCTGTAGGCCCTCCAGCTCCAGCTCAGGGTCCTCCCGGTCCCGCTCCGATGGGCGGACAGCCCCCGATGGGTATGCCTCCAGACATGCAGGACCCGATGGGGCTTCCGCAGGATCAGGCCCCGGACCCGAATGCCGGACAGCCGATGGGGCCGATGTCTCCACCGCCGATGATTCCTGTCGATGACTTCGACGTGCACGCGCAGCACATCCTCACGCACAACATCTTCAGGATGGGCCAGCAGTACGAAATGCTCACACAGGAGCAAAAGAATGAGTTCGAGGCGCACGTCAATGAGCACCTTGCAAAGGAAATGGCCGGACAGATCTCGAACATGCTGGCACAGGCTCCAGGACAGGCTCCGGGCGACACGGGTGGCGGTGCTGGGCCACAACAGAATCCGAACGCTATGCTGAGCGGGAATGGGGCAGCCGCTCCAGCGCCTAGCCCAGCCTCAGGAGGGCCGATAAATGGCTGATTACGATGTTCACAATGACATCACACCGAATAATGTCTACGACGAGGCGAGCCTGCCGACGATCACCGCGCTCAAAGCATCTTTGACAGCGTTCAGCGCGTCGAGCTACACGGCAGATCGCTTGCTTGCCATGAGCGAGCAGGATCTCATCTACGCATGCAGGCTGCACGGGCTCACGCCAGTCGGCCTCTAGGAGAGTCATGGAGAACATAGCGTTCGTTGCAGTTATCGAGTGCGAGGCCGTGGTCACGCACGCTGAGCCTGAGCCGGAAGAGAGCACCGAATGACTGTCGGACTCGTCGCAGCGAACCTTGCGAACAAGTGGCTGGATATGCTTTCGGGCACGGCCTTTACCGCTCCCTCCGCGACGTACATCAAGCTCCACACGGCCGACCCTGGCGTCGCCGGGACGAACGCCCCCTCCGCTGTGACGACCAGGCAGCAGGCTACCTTCTCTGCCGCAGCCTCCGGTGCCAAGGCACTGTCGAATGCCCCGGCGTTCACGATGACGGCGACAGAGACGATCTCCCACATTTCGGTGTGGGATGCCTCCTCGGCTGGCAACATCTTGTTCACCGGGGCTCTCACAGTGGCGAAGGCCGTAGTCAACACGGATACGCTGACCTTCACAACGCTGTCCATCACGCTCGCGCCGATTGCTGTGTAGGAGGCTTCGATGTCCAATAACACCTGGCAAGAAACGCTCATCAACTCTCAGGTCGATGGACCGACGCTGGCTAACTCGGCTTCTGCGGCTTCTCTGCTCCAGGGAGCACAGAAGCTCGTGCTCCCGTCCGGGTTCTTTTCTGCTCCCGGCAAGGCACTACGGATTAAGGGTGCGGGTCGACTCTCGAACATCGTCACGACGCCGGGAACGCTCACGTTGGATGTCCGGCTCAACACGACCCCGATCGTAGTATTCAACGGTGGAGCGATGCAGTTGTCCACGACGGCGCACACGACTCTCCCGATTTTCTTCGAGATCCTACTGACCTGTCGTGCTATCGGCTCCGGCACTGCCGCGAACCTGATGGGGCAGGGCGTGGCTACATCACAGTGCCTGGCGTTGACTGCTGTGGCGGACTCGGCCACGACGCCAGCAACCTTGCTGATGCCGAATACGACTCCTGCCGTAGGCACCGGGTTCGATTCGTCAATTGCCAATGTCCTCGACTTGTTTGGCACCTTCTCGATCGCGAATGCCGGTAATGGCATCACGCTTCATCAATTCACAGTCGAAAGCTTGAACTAGACGAAAGGTTCTACCCCCCATGAAAAAGATGAATTTATTGCTGGGATCGCTCCTGGCTGTAGGCGCTCTTTTCGGTACGTCGGCGGCTACGGTCGCGCTTACTCCGACGCCAGTATCGGCGGTGAGTTGCGCGCCGATCACGGGCGTGGACACCCTCTACGGCGACGCAGCTCCCTCCGCAACGACTGAGCTGAGTGACACGGCCAGTGTGCAGCTCGGGGTCAAATTCACCGCCTCAGTAGCCGGGCAGGTGACGGGCGTCCGATTCTGGAAGGCCCCAGAGAACACGGGCACGCACGTCGGCAGCCTGTGGACCAGTGCTGGCCAGCGGCTGGCGTTCGCGACGTTCACGGGCGAAACTGCAAGCGGCTGGCAGTCCGTCCTCTTCTCGACTCCGGTCACGATCACACCGGGCGTGCAGTACGTGGCTTCCTATCTGGCTCCTGTCGGACGGTACTCGTACAAGTACAACCCGCCAGCTTCCCTGTCGCCTCACCTCTCGACTCCGGCAAGCGGCGGTGGCGTGTATGTGTATGGCCCAGCGACGAGCTTCCCGAACCGGACGTACCAGAATTCGGGGTACTACGCGGATGTCCTATTCGTGCCGTCGTCTGACCCAACTCCGACGCCTACGCCAACTCCAACTCCAACCCCGACGCCTACCCCGACACCAACGCCAACGCCAACGCCGGGCGGCTTCCCCAGTGCAGCAACGACCGGATACGCGCCGGGCACAGTGCTCACGGCCTACACAGGGCCAAGCACCATTACCACCAACGGCGCTACCTATAACGGCGTGCGCTTCACGGGTGATATTTCGGTCACAGGGACCGGGAACACCTTCATCAACAGCTCGTTCGAGGGTCAGGGCTATTGGCCGTTGCGGCTTCAGGCATCCGGGAACTTGGTCACGCACTCCACGTTCCGCACGGGCGGTATCGGGCAGGCTTCCGTTGACATCGAATCCGGGAACACCATTTCGTTCTCCGATGTGAGCGGTTCCCCTGACGGCATCCGACTGTCGAGCAACTCGACGGCGAATGATAACTACGTGCACGACCTGTACTACTCGGGCGGCGAGCACAATGACGCAATCGACGCTGAGGGCAACGTCAACATGCTCGTGCGCCACAACACGGCCTACGACCAGCAGGGGCAGACATCAGCAGTCACGCTCACCCGGTGGTCCGGCACCGCTCCGTTCACGAACAACCGGGTTGACAACAACCTGCTTGCCGGTGGCGGGTACACGATCTATGGACCTGGCACGGCGGGAGGGAATGTCACGGGGACGCAGATCATCAACAATCACCTCTCCAAGAAATTCTTCCCGAAGTACGGCTACTGGGGCTGGATCGCATATGAGCCCCCGGCTGGATCGGGCAATGTCGTCTCTGGCAACGTGGACGCAGACACGGGCGCTGCACTCTAGTCCTGACAGGAGGTAACCCGTGGGAATCCTCCAGCAGGCGTCCGGCGCGTTTACCGGAACGACCTTCACGGCGACCCTCCCAGGCCCGTCATCAGCGTCCAACCGTGTCGTGGTCATAGTCGCAGGCAATACGACTGTGACCACGCTCGCCGGGTTCACTCTGCGTACCTCGCAGGTGAATCAGATGGGGCACTACCTTTTCGACTCGGCTGGCGGGTCTACCTCGTATGTGTGGACCACGGCTTCAGGTCAAGGCACTTGGTACATCGCTGAGATCCAGGCAGGCGCATACCAGAATGCCCTCAGTCAGAACGACACCACGGGCAGCACGTCGTACCTCACCCCGACGCTCACTCCCACGGCAGGCGAGAAAGTGCTGATCGCGAGTCTCGGGTCCCTGACTTCCGGTGCTGCCGTTCGCACAATGTCGGGCTGGACGAGCAGTTTTATCGAGCAAGCAGACGTATGCCAAGCCACTGTCGATTACCCGATGCAGGGCGTCGCCACGCTCGATCTCATAGCGGACGGTACGACAGGTTATACGACCACCGGAACGTACTCGCTCACTTCGACCGGGCGCTCGGCCATTATCGGGTCCTACACCACGACTTCCGGTGCTGTAGTT